TCGCAAGCCAAAATTGCAGGGGCTGTTTTCATGGCCGCTGGAGCTGTCTGGAGTGTGAGCATTGGATAGCCGAGGGCTGCTACGGTAAATGTTCACATAAGATTGAAAAGTCGGAGGCAACGGAATGAAAGATGAATTTTATAACTATGCCGCCCCGGAATTATCAGCGCAGTTGAGAGCCAGAGCACCAGACCTAGAAGCTATGTTAGCGGGTATAATCGCTGAACATATCGTCAAATGCAAATCAAATCAAAAAGAGAAACCGAAAGGGGATGACGACAATGACTAAAGAACTGTTGGACATGGCGAATGAGCTGTCTGCTGAAATCAATGAAGCAAAGGATAGGCTAGACATGGCAACATATGGGGGAGTACGAGTCGAAGTTCGGAAGAAACAAATATCCCAATATGTACATAGTGAACTTGGTGATGCAAGGATGGCGCATATCAGGCACGAGGTAATCAGCGGTCTGCAAGAGCAATACGACAAACTCCAAGCTGAGTTCGACGCATTGGGGAATGGGAGTGAGCGAGGTGAGCAAGATGGATAACAGCAGATATTTGTTTAGGGGGAAACGATTAGACAATGGTGAGTGGATAACAGGGTGTTTAGTGCAAAATGTATTTGTTGTTGCAGAATCTAAGCAAGACATTAAGTATATATTCAACACTGACAAAATCGACTATGACCATTTCGGAGATTTTGAGGATGATTACGGTTATTATGCTGTGGACGAAAAAACAATCGGACAATCTACGGGGCTTTATGCCGCTAAATCCTATAGGGGAGAGAGCGAGGAAGATAGGCTGATTTGGGAGGGTGACAGGCTTTTAATTGCGATTTATGATGATTATGCAATTCCGGGTGAAGAAAAAATTGAGAGAGAATATACTGTTACATACGAAGATGGGGCGTATTGGTGTGATGACCACTATCTGCATCATATATGCTGTGGGGTAAACTGCGTAGAAGATATTGAAATAATCAACACAATCCACGATGAACAGGAGGGCGCACAATGTTAAGCTGCGAAAACTGCGCCTACCTTGACAAGAGCCGCAAGCTTGAATCTGAAATCCCGGGCCGCAGACAGTGGCGGTATGGGTGCAGAAGCAACACATGGATAATCGACCCAATAGACGATGATAAGCAACTAAAATGGCAGGGTTGCGTCAAACACTCGTCAATCGATGAGGTACGAAATGAACAAGATAATACTGCCTTATGAGTGAGCAGAACCGCCGAATGGAGCATGAACGCCTAGGCAGCATTAATCACGCTATGGGGCTATGCCGCGAGGACGCAAAAGGCAGGCTGGGCGTGTCGGGGAAAATCGGATGCCCTAGCTGCGGCACAGCCCTTAGGTACGCCGTGAGCGTCACAAACGGCTGCATATGGGGCAAATGCGAAACAGGCGGCTGCCTCGAATGGATAGAGCAGGGGGAATCCGAAGGATGCCATACACGCTGTATAAAATCCACCACGGAAACGGGCTCGCCTATGTAGGCCGCACAAAGCAGAAGCTGAGCGACAGGCTGCGGGGCCACTTCTTTAAAAAGCCCATGCACCGCTTCCTTGACATTGAAGCCGTTACGCTGATTGAGTACGCGGAACTTCCCACCGAAGCCGATATGTTCCTGTATGAGATATACCTTATCAACGTTGAAAAGCCGATGTACAACCTTGACGACAAAGCACGGGACGGATTGACGGTATCACTGCCGCCGCTTGAGTTCAAGCAGTGGTCGTCGCCGCTGATTGGCAAATGGAAAACCGAGATATCTGGTAAAGACAGGGAACTCTATGAAAAGCATAAAGCCGAACTAGCGTGTTTTGAAAGGAAGCAAGAACTGAAAAGCCAGCGGAGAAAAGGCGAAATCACAGAGGATGAATATTACGACCGCATTAATAAACTCACATAGACTGGAGGAAACAGCATGAACAAGACTGGCATAGAATACTGCGATATGACTTTTAACCCTGTCACCGGCTGCTATGGCCCGAATAACACGCCTTGTGCCTACTGCTACGCTAAAGGCATAACAAAGAGGTTCGGCGAACAATACGTTGACACTGATGATTTTTTAGATAGCATTGCCCCGCCCCATATAAAGCGTATTGCGACAAGGTTAGAAGGCTTGCCGATATACGAATTGACAGAACCGTGCAAAAATCCGTATCCGTTCGGATTCGCGCCAACATTCCACCGCTACCGCCTCTTAGAACCCGCCAAAGTCAAAAAGCCGCAGACAATATTCGTCGGCAGCATGACGGATCTGTTCCATGACGCAATACCCGACGAATGGATAAAGGCGGTGTTCGAGGCTTGCGAAGCCGCGCCGTGGCACAAATACTTGTTTCTGACGAAATCGCCCCATAACCTTCCGCCTAGTTCGTATCTGTTCAACGGCGTGTTTGGCGACCATGCTGACAACTATTGGTTTGGCAAAACAGCTACAAACCAAAATTCGCTTGAAGATGGGTACAAACACTTCTCAAACATAAGCGGCAACACATATCTTTGCATAGAGCCGCTGTTAGGGCCTGTAGACTTGTCGCGAATTGATGTAGGCGACGTTATCTATAACATACCGCAAAGCAGGGCTTCTTATATGTTTGGTGTACAAAAAACACGGAATCCTAAATGGATTATTATCGGAAGCATGACAGGTTCAAAACCAAAAAAGCACAATCCCAAACGCGAATGGATAGAAAACATAGCCGAACAATGCCGCGCCGCCAACATTCCGCTGTTTATGAAAAACTCACTGCGGGAGCTTATGGGCGATGAGTTTGTACAGGAAACGCCGTGGGGAGTGGGTGTATGACGGTGAAAAAGCAATCAAAAATGAGCATGGCGCGTCAAAGGTACAACGAACTGGTTAATTACTGCAGCGCAACAAATGATATGGGATAAAAACCTTTGGCGCTTGTTACGGATGTCCTTATCCCAAGCAATGTTCGGAACTGACAGAATTAGGCTTGCCTCCTAGCAGCGGATTCAGATTCAACCAAAACTATTATAAAGACAAAAAGAAAATAACACGGATATTAGGCATATCCGCGGAAGAGTATGGACGAAAGCGTTACGAAAAAATGAGGAGGGCAACAGGCAATGACGGTTAGGGACTTAATGGAGCTCGTAATCCATGGCACAAAAGTAGTGTTAAAAGACCAACGTTACGGGATTGAGTATAGGGGCGTATGCGGTTTTCAGGACAGAACTGTAACTGCGATAGAAACAAAGGCAAAAACAAGCCCGAATAAGGATTTCAGCTATCCTGTGCTTGTGGCGTGGATAGATAATGGCGCCAATGACGACATCCCGTTTTAAGCACAGCAAAACGCGCCTTCGGTGAAAGGCGCGCCCGCACAGACGAAACGGAGGGCATTAGTCTTTATTTATTTGTATTACGCCTTTCCCTTGGCCCGTCGATAAACTTGCTGACCAGCCTTGATACGCTAAGCCCACTAACCGCGCTACCGGCGATAATTGCTGACACCATAGCGCCGTCCGATGTGTATATGAAGCCTAGGGCAACCGTTGCCGCGCCAATTATCAGCCCGAGCAACGTGACGACAAATCCACGGTTCTGACCTCTGTTGGCATAACGGATAGCAGCGTTAAGGTTTTCCTTATCCATTGCCCTCTCGTGCTTGACGCTTTCCTCGAAAGTGCTTACCAGCCTTTCCGCAACACCCGGCAGAATCTGCTCATATCCTGCTAAAACCTCCGGCGAGGGGAGCGGACCCACGTAATACTGCTCATATTGCGCGGCCAGTATGGTTTGTGGCTGTTCACCGACTAAGCCGCTGCTTTCAACCACCTCCGCATCTCCGCCTGCAGCAACATCGCCAACATATTCATCGCGCGTATTATTCTCCATGCTGTGCTATAACCCTCCCCAACTTCAAAAAAGTATCTGAAAGCGTGACCCTTATGGATGCAGCAGCTTTGGCGTCTGCGCCGTTGCCCTTGCGGAAATCATCAAGCTGTAGTGATGTTCCAACTAGACCTTTGGCGTAAATCGAATTAAAGCTGTCTGAAATTACATAAAATGAAGCAAGATCATTCCTCTCTTTTTTAGCGGAGCTCAAAGTTTGCACGAAAAAAACACCCCCATTTCCGTAAAAGCCGATGCCAATAATGGCATTACACCCCATGCCGCGCGGCCTGTATGCCGCCCTACAGCCAAAGTATACATTACCTAGTTAAGTTTGTAAACACGGAAATATAAAAATTCCAGAAATATTAACCTAAAGCGGACGCACAGCAAAACGCGCCCTGCAAGGCGCGGATTGCCGGAAGTTTGGAACTGCGGTTTAGTCAACACTATTCTAAACGATAAGGCGGTGCTGTGTCAATGGAAAAACCATGTAAGGCTTGCAGATGGGGAGGCGCGAACGGCGCGATCAGCGGTTTGTTCCCTGGCGATATAATATGCGTGTGCGATGAGTCGGAAAAGTGCGCGGAGTATGTGGACGCTGCTTATTGCTGCGGATGCTGGGAGCAGGGGGTGCGGCAATGAGCGTGCAAATTAAAAAGGATTGCAGACTATGCCGCAACGCCCGGGGCTGCGACATCACAGAAAGAAACGCTTGCACCTGCCGCAACTGGGATCTTGACGCCAAAGCGTGGCTCAACCGTGGGCGTGGAGTTATGCGCGAGGTGGAAGCGCTCAAAGAGGCGAAGAAAGCAGCGGAGGACAGGGCGGCTATGGTGCAGGCTGGCATAGCCGAGCGCGTATCAGGCGGCAGAAAAGGCAGGGGCGATAATGCGCTGATGGAGCTGCTGCTGTGCGGCGTTGAGCTTGACAGCCGCATTGTCGAACTGGACCTGCTCCTTAACGAGATACTGCTTGCTATCAATGAAGTGGACGATGCCGTGCTGAGGGCGTTGCTTATTAACCGTTACATACTGTTCAAAGAATGGGAACTTGTAGCTGTGAACATAGGCAACAAGTACCATTACGTCGTGAATAAGCTCCACCCGAACGCACTGAATGCGGTAAAAATGCAATTAAGCAAAAATAGGGTGTAAAAGGGTGTATATACCTGTGGTATAATGTCAGGCGTGAAGAGGCGGCTGACGGCAGACGGAAGCCGTCTTTTTTTAGATGCGAAATCCCCTTAGTATAATAATACAGGTATAGTTATATATTATATCTATAGTAATATATATATATATTACTACAGTATTGCTATACCTCGCGCACGCGCGCGGGTATCTGCGCAACGCAGCGCCGGTCATTCCGAGCAGTGCGGAGGGGGGGTATAGGTTCTTTCGGGGCTGTGAAAAAAAGTGCGCGTTCTCCGACCCCAAAACAAAACCAGTTAGCGGATGTAAAATCGGCGGAACTTTAATTGGCGATTAGGAGTCTGGAGGGGGCGCAGAAGATGGCTGCAAAGAATAAGCACGATGTCGAAGTCAGCGCTGACGCCGTGTATCTCCTCCGGACCGGCAAAACCGTATATGTTAAGACCGCAGACATCTGCGCGATGACCGGGAAGAGCAATCAGTGGATTGGGCAGTTGGCAAGCCAGGGTATGCTGAACAAACGTACTACGCCGCATGGCTCGCTGTACGATCTGACGGAAACCGTGCGCGCATACTGCGGCATACTCGAAAACAGGGCAAAGGAAGCAGCCGGGAAAGCCGTAATATCATTGGACAAAGAACGTCTTGACGCCGAAACCAGCCTGAAAAAGTCAAAGGCTATAAAAGCAGAGCTAGAAGCTAATGAACTGACCGGCAAGATGCACCGCTCCGATGACGTAGCGGACATGACAGCGGATCTGGTATATGCGATAAGGGGGATGCTCCTGGCGCTGCCAGGGAGGCTTGCTATAGATGCCGCAGCCTCAAGCGACCCGGTGGAGGTGTCGGCGCTCATACGAAGCGAGGTTTACATTATCATGGGCGAGCTTGCCAAGCATAAATACAGCCCTGAGCGTTACGGCGAGCGAGTTAGGAAACGCATGAACTGGGATGAACTGATGACCGAGGATGACGGTGATGAATCTTGAAGACCTCAGCAGGCTCAACTCAGCAATATCCAAACCGATCAGCGGCTTCAACCCGCCGGAAAGCCTTACGGTGACGCAGTGGGCAGACAAGAAGCGTATGCTGTCGCCGGAGAGCTCCGCAGAACCCGGGCCGTGGCGCACATCAAGAACGCCGTACCTAAAAGAAATCATGGATGCGTTTACAGACACAAAAGTAAAGCGCATCGTTTTTGTGTCATCCTCGCAAATCGGGAAATCAGAATGCCTGAACAACATTATCGGCTACATAATTGACGAGGACCCCGGGAGCATCCTTTTCATCAATCCCACCACGATTGACGCCAAGGAATACTCAAAGCTGCGGATTGCCCCGATGTTCAGGGACTGCCCGTCGCTGCGCGGGAAAGTGGCGGCGCCGAAAAGCCGCGACAGCGCGAACACGGTGCTGCAAAAGTCTTTCCCGGGCGGCCTGCTGACGCTCTGCGGGTCCACCGAAGCGCATTCGCTGGCATCTAAGCCCATCCGCTATGTAATAGGCGACGAACGCGACCGCTGGGCTGTGTCCGCAGGCAAGGAAGGCGACCCGTGGAGGCTTGCGATGGCTAGGCAGATTACTTTCTACAATGCAAAAGCCGTGGAGGTTTCCACCCCGACGATAAAAGGCGCAAGCGCAATCGAATCATCGTATTTAGAGGGCACGATGGAGAGGTGGAATGTTGAGTGCCCCCATTGCGGGGATCATAATGACATAAAGTTCAGCGACATACGGTATGAGTACGAAACGGAGGTCATACAGCAGAAAAAGCATTATGCCGTGACGGACATCTGGTACGTCTGCCCCGGCTGCGGCTGCATATCCACGGAGCAGGAGATAAAAAAGCAGCCCGCCGGATGGGTTCCGGAAAACCCGAATGCGTACAAACGGGGCATCCGCTCTTTCTGGCTCAACTCTTTCGTGTCGCCCTGGGCTACCTGGGAATCGACTATACTGGAGTATTTGGCCGCAATAGGCAGCGCGGAAAGGCTTCAGGTCGTGTTCAACACCCGCTTCGGGCAGCTTTGGGAAAACCGCGGCGACCTCGAAGACGAGGAAAGCGTGATGGCAAGGCGCGAGGACTACCCTGAGGGCGCGGCGCTGCCCGATGGCGTGCTTGTGCTTACCGCCGGGGTTGACACCCAGGACGACCGCCTTGAGTACGAGGTTGTCGGGCACGGCCATTTCGGCGAAACCTGGGGCATCGAATCAGGAATCCTGATGGGCCGCCCGGATACTGACGAAATCTGGAACGCGCTTGACGACGCAGTTATCGACAGGGTCTTCAAATACGAAGACGGCATAGGCCTGAAAGTATCCCTCACGTTCGTGGACGAGGGCGGCCATTTTACGCACGAAGTCAGGCAGCAGTGCAGGGAGCGCATCGGCAAAAAGGTTTTTGCGGCGGTCGGGTCCAACAAGTTCAACGCCCCGTACACGTCCCCGCCGCGCAAGCAGAAAATAGTGGTGAACAAGAAAGTCATAGGCCACTGCTGGAGGTACGACATTGGCGTATCCGCCGGCAAGCAGATAATCATGGACAACCTGCGCGTGCAGACGCCGGGATCAAAGTATTGCCATTTCCCTAAACGCGACGACTACGGCCATGCTTACTTCTCCCAGCTCCTGTCTGAGCACCTCACGTATGACCCGAAGCTGAAACAACCCTGGGTGTGGAAAAAAATACCGGGGCACGAAAGAAACGAAAGGCTCGACTGCAGGAACTATGCCCTAGCGGCTTTCAAAGCGCTCCCCGTTGATTTGGATTCAATATCAAAACGTCTAAAGGATGCCCGTAGCGCCAAGCCTGCCGAAGCCGCAGCCTCAGCTGCAAAACCGAAGGCAAAACCGCGTGCGGGCGGCGAGGCTGCGCTGGATAAATTCTATGATGACTGGTAGGTTTTTTAACATGATTAACAGAAGCGAGATTGAAATCAGGCTGAAATTCTACAGAAGCCATGCGGCGGAATTAAGGAAAGCAATTCATATGCTCACGGACGGCGGCGCGTCAAGCTATACCATAAACAACCGTCAGGTGACGAACCTGGACCTCGATAAGCTGTTTAAGATGCTGCAGGCCGCTGAGGACAAGATTGACGAGCTTGAGGGCCTGCTTGCGGGAATAAAGCCGCGCAGGGCTTTCGCTATATTGCCGCGGGATTGGTAAGGGCATACGCCTAGCAGGGTTTTGCCGGATGCGCTCTGCGGAGTCAGGCTCCTTTCGCCGCAGGGCGCGCACAATATTACATCGGAGGGTATGTTGATGGCTGTAACGCAAGTTGACGAGAAAAGAGTGAAGTTCGGGAAATTTACCGACAAAGAGACGATTATCTGCAAATTCGAAGGGGAATCCACGGATGTGAAGCCAGCCTTAACGGAGCAGCATAACACATCATCGTTCCTGGAGATGGACACAGGCAATTACTACAAGTGGAGCGCAGGCAGGATGGACTGGATTATGCTTTAAGGGGGCACTCAGAATGGACGATGAAACATTAGCGGCGGCAAAATCATACGCAAGAAAACTTGCGCTCGGCGGGGCGGTTCCCATCCCCGGGCCGCCCGGCCAAGCAGGTAAAAGCGCGTACCAGATATGGCTTGACGAGGGCAACGCCGGAACGCAGCAGGATTTCCTTGCTTCCCTTGCCGTACAGGGCGGCGGGACGCCGGAAAGCATAACGAACGCGGAAATTCAGAATATACTAAACAACTTATAGGAGGGCAAAGCAATGGCAAAATTTCTTGACAGGGACGGGCTTCAGTATTTCGCGGCGAGGCAAAAGGAGGTAATCGACCAGGCAACACAGCTGAACATCATAACCGCGATAAGCGGGGACAGCACGAACCAGCAGCTCCCCGGAGCAAAAGCGGTATATGAGCTGGTGCGCGATATGCTCGAGGACGTTGCCGGCCTGAGTTTCGAGGTCAAGGCGTCGCTCCCGGCGGCCGGCGATGCGAATGTGATTTATCTCATCGAGGCTGATGAGGACACCTACACGATGTATATCTACAGCGGCGGCAAGTGGTTTGACCTCGGCACAACGGAAATCGACCTTTCCGATTACTGGGCGAAAGACGACCTCAAAGCCCTCACCAACCCGGAGATACAGGAAGTCATAGACAATGTTATGGGGGTGTAGCTCATGGCGCGTTTCATAGACGAAGGCGGGCTGCGGCTGCTGTTCGGCGACCTTAAGAAACGGCTGGCGGGCAAGCTGGGCAAAAGCGACGCCGCAGCGGACAGCGACAAACTCGGCGGCAGCCCGCCGGACGCATTCGCGACGGCGGCACAGGGCAGACGTGCGGATAACTCTTTGCAATACAGACCGTTTGACGGCAGTCAGATACGGATAAGGGATCTGCCGTGGGCTACGGGGACATTTGCCGATAGGTCATTGCCTGTAGGTGTTTCAACCCACAATCAGCTTAGCATAAGCCCAACTATAGTTGGCAATCCTGAAATGCGCGGAAACGATAGGGTTATCGCGCCGGAAACCGGTTCATATATATTTGTTGTATACGGCGGGTCTTGTGTAAACGCAAACCAAAACATTAACATACATAAAAACGAAGAAGCACAACCGAATAACAATAACAGAATAGCGCAGGGTCGTATAATGGAAACAGGCGTGTTCCCAACGGTCGCAACATTTGTGCGGTTATCGGCAGGCGAATACATAACGGTAGGGGCAGCGTCAAGTGTGGCTCAATCAACAATACAGCAAAACGGAATCACGCTGAAATGGCATTTTGCCCGTGTGTTGTGAGGTGAACGCTTATGAATGATTTGAAACCGATTATAGCAGTAGCCCCAGATGGTGAAGATGGCTCGCCCGTATCATCAACACGCACTGTCTTTGAAGATAACGGCGATAGTCTTTACACAATACTACGCAGGATAAATAACCATTTGCCAAGTGACATTGTTGAAGGTTTTCCGTGGTGTGCGGGAACATTTCAAGACAGAAGTTTGCCTGCGAATGACACGGTTATATTAACGGCGGCTACAGATACGCAAGGTAAAACATCGTTAATTCAAGGCGGCAACAGATTTGTGGCTGATTCTTATGGGTTGTGGATTTGTCTTATGAGCGGTGGGATATTCAGTGTTCCTTCGACAATGGACGCTCCCGCATCTACCACGCTTTGGAAAAACTCTGTCACGTTTGGAAACGAAAATATGCTGTTTGGAAACACGCGCACAGTTTATTCATCTGTTCCGTTTATAAGTTGGGGTTGGTGGCTTGATGCTAATGATTATGTTGTATTTGCGATACAGTCTGCATTAGCGCAATCCAGCTTTAATACTCAAAATACCAAAACAAGATTTGCGTTTGCCCGTGTAGCATAGAGAAAGGACAATCAAAATGAGAAAGCAGATAACATACACCGAACCGATACCCGAATTTGACGCGGAGGGCAGACGCACTGACGTTCCTACCGTATTTTCCATTATCGCTAACGGCGAAGAAGAAATGGAAGCGGTAGAAGCATCGATACGCAACCCCGAACGCGGGATAACCAAAATATCCAAATGGTCGGCAGTGCCTCCCTCGGCCGAGGATCTGATAGCGCAGATGGAGGCAATTGACCTGAGGCTCATACGCCCCATGGCGGCGATAACCGAAGAGACGGCGACGGCCGCCGACAGGCAGGTTTTCAGCGAGCTTATGGGGGAAAAGCGGCGGCTGCGGGAAAAGATGCAGAAGATTGGCGGGTAACGCGATGCCAAAGGGGGCGGCAGACATGGACAGACGCTACACAATCGCCCTTGTCGACGACAGCGCCGCCACGCTGGCGCAGGGCAAAGCGATGCTGAGCGGGCATTACAGGGTGTTCACGGCGGCTTCCGCCGCCGCGCTCTTCGAGGCGCTGGGGCATATGACGCCTGACCTGATACTCCTCGACGTGATGATGCCGGAAACGGACGGCTATGAAACCATAAGGCGCCTTAAAGCCGATGCCCGCTACAGCGGCATACCCGTGGTATTCCTCACTTCCAGGAGCGACGAGGAGAGCGAGATGCGCGGCTTCGCGCTGGGCGCGGCGGACTACGTGGCCAAGCCCTTTTCCGCGCCGCTTCTGCTCAAGCGCATTGAGAACCATGTGAAGCTCGCCAGGATGCTCTGCGAGAAGACGGCGGAGGTGGACTTGCTCAACAACGCGCTGATCGCAGAAGCCGCCGAGCTCATCGAGCGCAGGGACAGCCTGACGGGCGGCCATATATCCCGCACGATGAGGTTCATGGAAATCCTCATATCCGCGATGCAGGAGAGCGGGCGCTACGCCGCAGCGACAGCCGGGTGGGACGCCGGGGGCGTGGCGTACTCAAGCCAGCTGCACGACATCGGCAAGGTCGCCATAAGCGACGTGATACTCAACAAACCCGGGAAGCTCACCGACGACGAGTTTGAGCTTATGAAGGCCCACGTACCCGTCGGCGTCGACATCATCGAGAAGATAATGAGCGAGACGAAAGGGCACGAGCTGCTGCGCTGCGCGAGGACGATCACCGGCGCGCACCACGAGAAGCACAACGGCAGCGGCTACCCGGCGGGCGCGAGCGGCGAGGATATACCGCTTGAGGGGCGGGTCATGGCAATCGTGGACGTGTACGACGCTCTCATATCCGAAAGGCCGTACAAGAAGGCGCTCCCGCACGCGGAAGCGGTCAGGATCATATCCGAGGGCGCGGGGAAGCACTTCGACCCGGGGCTGGTTGATGTGTTCCTAAAGGTCGAAAGCAAGCTCCCCGCAGCGGCGGGGTTATGTTAAGGAGGCGGCAGGATGGGCGACAGGAAAGGCTTTTTCAGAAAGAGGGAGCCTAAAGCCAAAGGCTACAGCGAAGCCGGGGCGAGCAATATACGCCGTGCGCTGAAAAGCTTCACGGCAGCAAGCGGCAGCCCCAACGAAGACATCAACTGGAATAACCACACGCTCAGGCAGAGAGGCCGGATGCTTTACATGGCTTCCCCCGTCGCGACCGCCGCAATCAACACGAACCGCACAAAAGTTGTCGGCGTGGGCCTTACCCTCAAAGCGGCCGTTGACAGGGACGTGCTTGGGCTGTCGCCGGAAGCCGCAAAACTCTGGCAGAAAAAGACCGAGGCAGAGTTCCGCCTATGGGCGTCAAAAAAGGAGAACTGCGACGCGCTCGGAATAAACAATTTCGCGGGCCTCCAGCAGCTCGGCCTGCTGTCATGGCTTATGAGCGGCGACGTGTTCGGGCTTATAAAGCGCTATGAGCCTAGCCCGGCTAACCCGTACACGCTGCGGCTGCACATGATAGAGGCTGACAGGGTAAGCACGCCAAACGAGTATGCGGGGCGGCTGTCCTCATACTCCGTGACCGACGGCGAGAACAAAGCAACGGGCTTTAAAATATATGACGGCGTTGAAGTGGACGGCAACGGCATGGTTGTCGCATACCACATACGCAGCAGCTACCCGAATCAGGCAAGCATGGAGGAAAACGTGACATGGCAGCGCGTGAAAGCTTACGGCGAGGCAACGGGGATGCCTAACATTCTTCACGTGATGTCGTCTGAGCGGTGTGAGCAGTACAGGGGGGTCACATACCTCGCAAAGGCCATAGAGCCGCTGCTGCAGCTGCGCAGGTATACGGAAAGCGAAGTCATGGCCGCGCTTGTGCAGACGTTCTTCTCGGCATGGATAACGACGAACACAAACCCGGCTGAAATACCCATCAACGAAGTGGGCTCCGAGGATGTCATAGGGATATACAGGGAAAGCCCGGAGGGCATATCTAAGCACCATAACGAATATGAGATAGGCCCGGGCACGATAAACCACCTTTCAGACGGCGAGACGGTGACATTCGGAAACCCCAACGTGCCGTCCGCCGGGTTCGACCAGTTCGTCAGGACGATGTGCCGCATACTGGGCTCGTCGCTCGGCATACCGCACGACGTGCTGATGAAGGAGTTCAATGCTTCTTACTCGGCGTCGAGGGCGGCTTTGCTCGAAGCATGGGAAGATTTCAAGATGCTAAGGCAGTGGTTCATCGACGACTTCTGCCAGCCTGCGTATGAGCTCTGGCTTGCTGAGGCGGTGGCCACCGGGCGGATAAAAGCGCCGGGGTTCTTCACGGACCCGCTTCTCAGGAACGCCTGGAGCGTCGCGCGGTGGATCGGCCCGGTACAGGGCCAGATAGACCCGGTCAAGGACGTCACAGCGGCAATAATGAACGTGGACCGGGGCTTCAAAACGCACGAGCAGGTCACCCGCGAGCTGGGCGGCGGCGACTGGGAGGACAACATAGAGCAGCTTAAAGACGAAAACGGCAAGCTGCGCGACGCGGGCGGCGGCAACTTCATGGCGGCGCTCAAAACGCCCGGGCAGGGCGAAAGCAAAGAGGGGGATGAGTAGAATGCCAATGCGCTTTGAAAGCATGTTCCCGACGGGCACGCCCCCGTCGGGGAAGAAGCAGCCGTTAACGGCGGCCACCGCCTCTGACGGCGTGCCGGAGATAACCCTGTACGGCGACATCGTAAAACGGCGGCCGACGAACTGGCGCACGGGAAAGCCCGCGGAAGGATCGTTCATCATCCTCTCGGAGTTCCTTGACGAACTGAAAAAGGTTGAGAAAGCCAAGGCCCTCCGCATCCGCATACACAGCGCAGGGGGCCATGCCTATGATTCCATGACCATACACAACAGGCTGAAGGAGCTTGCCGGCAGGGGCATGAAAATCGAGGTCAGCGTAGACGGCGTGGCTATGTCCGGCGGCTCGCTGATCATGTGCGCGGCAGGCACGGTAAAGGTGTTCCCCGGAAGCCTTGTCATGATCCACCGCTGCTGGGCGTTCCTGTTCGGCGGCTACAACGCAAGCGAGCTTCGCAGGGAAGCTGACGGCAACGATGCCGTGGACAGGTCGCAGGCAGCTATTTACCATGCGAAGACAGGGATGTCCCAGGAGGACATAATATCCATGATGGACGCGGAAACATACATGACCGGCCAGGAAGCCATAGACAAAGGCTTTGCGGACGAGATGGTGGAGGGCGCCGCGCTGGAGGTGTCCGCCAGCGCGGACCGCAGGACGCTGTACGTCGGCGGGATGCCCGTCTGGGTTTCCCGCGCCGAGGGGGGCATCCCGCAGCATGTAGATATCCCGGTATTCACTGAAGCCTGCCCGCCTGACGGCTGCGCGGCTGACGGAATAAATATAAAACAGCCGGGGCAGGCCGGCGGAAAGGAAGAATACCCAATGGCAAAAAACATGGAAGAGCTTAGAGTGGAAAACCCTGAGCTCGCGGAAAAACTTATGGCCGAGGCACAGGCCGCCGCGTCCGCGGAGCTTGACTCCAAGGCCGGCGACGCAGGCAGGGCGGAGCGTGACCGCATCAGGGGGATAGACGAGATTTCGGCCCTGTTCGACGATGAGACCGTGCGCGAGGCGAAGTACGGCGAGAAGCCGTGCACAGCGCAGGAAATGACATACCGCGCTGCGCTAAAGGCGGCAAAGGACGGCAAGTCGTTCATGTCGGACCTCGCTGAGGACGCGGAGGCTTCGGGCGCAGCCAAAGTGGGGGCGGCCCCGCCGCCCGATGACGAAAAACGGAAAGCAGACAAGGAGGATGCCGCCGCCGAGGGGTCCAAAGCAGGCAGGCAGTACGCGCAGATGATGGGAGGCAAGGATAAAGATGAATAATGACCTTATAAGGCCGGTAGGCGAATCGCCGGTGGATAACCTGGTAAACAGCACATTCCCGCCCCCGCTGACCACGGGCGTCAGGCTGCGGGGCGGGCAGGGCGTCCTGGAGCGCGGCACGGTGCTGTCGCTCAGCTCGGCCTCGTCCGACATGGTGGCGCTTGGGGCCGGCCCCGCAGGCGGCGAGACGCTGACCGCCAGCTGCATACTGGCCGACCCGTTCGACACAGGGCCCGCCGGCGGCACAGTGCCGGCAATCGCGTACAGGACCGGGCACTTCAACCGCCCGGCGCTCATCATGGCTAAGGATTACAGCATGACGAGGGCCGACGAGGAAAACCTGCGCTGCGGAGGCATACTGCTGTCCGACGCGCTCAGATAGGGAGGGCATGATATGGATATTTACGACACCTATTTTATGATGGCTGCCGTCGAAGAGCAGCCGCTTTTCCCCACGTTCTTCAAAAACCGCTATTTCCCCACGAACAAAAGCCTTGACATATTCGGGACATCGCGGGTTTTCGTGGATTTCCGCGAGGGCAACAACCGCCTGGCGCCGTTCGTCATGCCGCGCATCGGCGGCGTCGCCATACTGCGCGAGGGCTTCGAGACGCACGAGCTCGAGCCGCCGAACATCTCGCTGAAGCGCGCGCTGACGGTGGACCACCTGAAGAGCAGGGGCTTCGGGGAATCGCTACTCAGCAAAAAAACGCCTGCGGACCGCGAGGCCATGCTGCTCATAGAGGATATGATGGAGCTCAGCAGCAGGATAAGCCGCAGGGAGGAGTGGATGGCCGTCGAGACGATACTGAACAACGGCTGCGTGATGAAGCACATCACCGACCGCGAGGACGTGGAATTTGAGGAGATAGAGGCGCGGTTCTACAAAGGCGCGGACAACCCGGCGCTCTTCACGCCACTCTCGCCGTGGCAGGTAGGCTCAGACTCTTGGCGCAAGGATGTCAGGTCTATGGCAAAAATGCTGCGCAAACGCGGCCTACCCGCGCGCGACCTTATTGTCTCGCAGGACATAGAGGACTTCATCATGCGCGACGAGTGGCTGCTGAAGCTACTTGACAACCGCAGGGTGGAGATCGGCAGCATCGCCCCGGACGAGCTCCCGAACGGCACCACCTATATCGCGACAATCAACTTCAGCGGCATCAGGCTCAACCTCCTTGTCCACGACTGGACCTACGAGGACGAGAACGGCGAGGAAGTGTCCCTGCTCCCGGACGGCACCGTAATCGTCACCGCCCCGGAATGCGGCCACACGATTTACGGCGGCGTGACGCAGATGATGCCTGACAAGAAGTTCCATACCATCGCCGGGACAAGGGTGCCAAAGCATATCGTCGACGAGGACCACGACACCAAGGAAGTCAGGCTGACGTCAAAGCCGCTGATGGCCCCAAAGCGCATGAACCCTTGGTCCGTGGCTAAAAATGTGTTCAGCTGACGCCGGCAGCGAAAGGAGCTATTATGATAAGGGTGATTTCGGGTGCTATCGGCACCGAACTGAAGAATTCCAGGAGCAAGCCGTTCTCCCTGCCCCCTGAGCAGGAGAAGCGGCTTGTCGAGCGTGGCGTGGCCGCCTACGTCAGCCAGGACGCCGCCGGCGCCGGGCCATCCCCCATTCCTGAGTATGACGTGAAAACAAACGCGAACAGGCTAAAGGATCTGCTGAAAGCAATAGGCCTGACGGCTGCCGTCGGGATGACGAAGCAGGAAATGGTGAACGCGCTGGATGCGCATTACCTGCCGGACAGCGGCGATACGGGCGGCGGCGATGACGAAAGCGACGACGAAGGCGACGATGACGGCGAGGAGCCGCCCGACCTGGGCGGCGACGGTATAGTGCGGTGAGCGGGTTCAGGCGCCTGGTCGATGCGCAGATCCACAAGGTAGCTCTCGACACCGGCAGGTTTGCCGACGCGCGCACCGTCATCTATGACGGGGAAACATACGCGGGCATCCCCGCCGTCTTCTCAGGGCCGAAAGAAACGGACAGGCGCACGATAGTCCGCCAGGGCGCGCTGCGCGACAACGCGCAGGGGCTTTTCATGGCGACGGGCGTCCTGACGTGCGCATTGTCCGATCTCGGCGGCAGGCAGCCCGAAAAGGGGCAGAGGCTGAAAATCAGCGCAGGCGCAGGCGGCGGGTTTTTTGAGGAGTATTTCATTGCTTCGTCAGTCTGCGACATGGGGATGCTTACCGTGGAACTGGAGGCGATTGACGAATGAGCATGGTGCAGGTCGACATTGACGCCGGGAAAAGCATCGAACGGATAAACCGCATCCTTACGGACGTCAGGGGCGGCGCCCGCGCGGCGGCATGGGGCGCGCTGAAACGCGCCGGCGGCGCGGCCAAAACGCAGGCGGGGCGTTATGCGACAGAGGAATACGCTCTGAGCAAAAGCACTTTCATGAAGCATGTGACCGTGAACTCGAAGCTGGATACGTTCAAGGGGGCGTCGGGCAGCAGGGAAATCGCGTCTATGAGCATCAGCTTCGCGGGGCATGTCATCCCGCTTCTTTCCTTCGATGTCTCCGTATCCAAAAAAACAGGCATGGTTTCGGCGCGGGCTATGCGCTCAGGCCGCAAGGAGAAGCTTCTTCATGCTTTCTTAGGGCGCTCAGGCGATGGGAAACGCGTGGTTTTGTACGAAAGGACCAGCCCGCAGAGATACCCGCTGAAAGAGCTCTACGGCCCCTCCGCGGCGCACATGCTGCGAAACGAGCGCGTCGTGGAAAAGATGAGCGGGACAATCCGCGAAGAGTTCGAAAAGCGCTCGGAAGCCGAGATATGGCGCATCCTTAACGGATGGGGAGGAAGGCAATGACAAGAACCGTTCTGCTCGAATGCCTGAAATCGTTCACGGAAAACGCGGTCGGGGATATAATCATGCCCGTAAGGCAGCAGAAAGAGGACAGGGAGCCGCCTCCCCCCCGCCCCGCCGCAGTCCACCTGATGGGGCTCGCAAAGGGCGCGGCGGAGCAGAAAGCCGTCCCGTACATCGTCCATCAGCTGCTCGCGGGCAAGGATTCGCAGGCCGCCGGCAGCCGCCCGGCCGCTGTCTCGGTGGTGCGCTCCCTGTTCTGCGTCTACAGCGAATACGATGAGGAGGGCGGCCTGCTGCTGCTGGGGCTTATGGAGCGGCTGAGGGTTGCCATGATGAGGCAGGTCCTGATAGGCAAGCAGTTTCAGCTTAACCTTGAGGAAGGCCTGGAAGCGCTTATATACCCGGACAACACAGCGCCTTACTATATCGGGGAAATGATATCCACGTGGATGATGCCCGGCATAAAGCGCGAGGCCGGCGTTTACTAAATTATGGAGGTTATCACATGTCTGCAAAAAACACCAGACCTGAGAATCAGGAAGAAACATCGGGGCAGCCCCCCGCAGCCGCCCCAGCAAAACAGGACGGCATTAAGCCCGCAGGCAAGGCGGGCGGGTTCTGCGTTTACCTGGGGCCGTCGATACAGGGGGTCATCGTAACCGGCACTGTGTTCAGCGGCGGCAAAGACGCCACGCTTGCCAAAATCAGCCGCATCCTGAAGGATTACCCGATGGTTGCAAGCCTGATAGTGCCCGGCGGCGCGCTGCCCGAAAGCCGCATGAAAGCAAAAACGCCCGGGAACCTGCTGTATGAGAATTACCGCAGGCTTGCCGGGGCAATAAAACATAAGCTAGGAGGAACCAGCGATGCATAGACACGGAATTTACACCGAAAAGCAGACAGCCAGCAGAAGCAACCCTGTCGTCGCGCAGGTGGGCATCCCGTTTTTCATCGGCGCGGCGCCGGTACAGTGCGCGCCGTCGCCCGCGCCGGCAGGGGATGTCGTTCTCCTGAGGAGCTGGGAGGAGGCCGTTGAGAAACTTGGGTTTGTGGATTACGGCGCGGCGGCGGGGAAATGGGCGTACAGCCTGTGCGAGGCCATGCATTCGCATTTCCGGCTGTACGAATGCCAGCCGGCCGTTTTCTGCAACCTGCTTGACCCGGGTGCAATGTCCGCGGCGGTGCCGGAGGCGGACGTAGCCGTCGAGGACAACAGGGCAGCGCTCCCGGCTGAGGCCATCGACAGCGACGCGCTTACCGTAAAAGCGGCAGGCGGGGCGGGCGCGGCTTTCGTAAAAGGGGAGGATTACGATACCTATTACCACGGCGGCAGCCTGATCATAGAGCTGCTGGAAACGGGCGGCCTCTATAATGCGTCAGCGCTCAGCGTTGCGTACAGGGCGGTCACCCCGGGCGCCGTCACCGCCGAAAAAGTCGCAATCGGGCTGCAGAACATCGAAAAATGCCTTACAAGCGTGGGGCTTGTGCCTGATATTGTCTGCGCGCCCGGGTATTCCCAGGACCCGGCGGTTGCGGCTGTCATGGCGACAAAGACCACGATTAACGGGCTGTTCCGCGCAAAAGCCCTGGTCGATATCAGCACGTCCGAAGCAAGGACCTACTCAGAGGCGTTCGCGCTGAAAGAGGCCGGCAGCGTCATGGACAGGCATCAGGTCGCCTGCTGGCCCATGCTCAAGGAAAAGGGGCGCATCTACCATATGGGGACGCACCTGGCGGGGCTGATGGCCAGGGTGGACGACAGAAACGGCGGGTGCCCTTATGAATCGCCTTCAAACAAGCCGTTCATATGCGACGCCATCGTTCTCGGCACTGGCGAGGAGGTCAAGCTGACGCACGGGGAGGCGAACATCCTTGAGGCCCAGGGCGTCGTGACGGCGCTCAACTTCATCAACGGCATCACATGCTGGGGCAACTATACCGCCTGCTACCCGGCCAGCGAGGACGAGGAGGATTATTTCATCTCCGTTTCGCGCATGTTCGACTGGGTGGCTAACACAGTGACGCTTTCCCTCTGGGAAAGGCTGGACCAGCCTCTGAACACGCGGCTGCGCGACAGCATCGTGGACACTGTGAACATCTGGCTAAACGGGCTTGTAGGCGCGGGGTATATGTTCGGCGGGTTCGTGGAGACGAGGGAAATCGACAACCCGCCCGAGAGCCTGAAAAAAGGCGTCATCAACGCGATTATCCATATCGCCCCGCCGCCGCCGTTCAAGGAAGGCAATTTCATACTCAGGTACGACGCCAGCTTTATCGCGGCGGCGTTCTCATGATAGGAGGGAAATAAAATGGAGCATGAAGTCGCGACAATTAATTTCATGGTGTATGAGGACGCGCACAGGTTCGTCGGGGTCGCGTCCGTGAAGCTGCCCGACATAAACCAGATCATCGTCGTCCTGGAGGGCGCCGGGATCGCAGGGCGGGTCGAAGTCCCGGTCAGCGGGCAGCTTGAGCCTATGGAGGCGACGATCAATTTTAGCGCGTACTCGCCTGAGGTGGCGAGGCTCAGATCCCCCGGAAGGCACAACATAGAGCTGAGGCCCGCCGTGCAGAACGAGGATTCCGTGAAAGGCGAGCTCGTCATCGCCGGGGAGAAGCACGTTATGGTAATCGTGCCCAAGAACCTGTCGGGGGCTACCATCTCCCCCGCGTCGAAAAGGGAAACGTCCCTCACGGGGGCCGTGCGCTACTGGGCGCACTACATCGAAGGCAAGCAGATACATGAGATCGACCCGCTCAACCACATATTCGTGATCGACGGCGTCGACTATGGCGCGCCTGTCAGGCAGGCGCTGGGCTTATAGCGGGGACGGCCGCTTGAATTGAAAGGAGCTATTGTCAATGAAAGAAAGTTTTTCCGAAACGGGCGAAAACGGGGCGGCCTTAGAGGCTTACCCGGTGGGACGGGGGGATGACGACGCGGATGCCGGCCTGCATACGTATACCCACAGGTTCCGCAAGCCTTTTCATTACATGAAGAAGGCATACGGCGAGCTGACCTTTGACTGGGACAGCCTGACCGGCAAAGACGGGCTTGACGTCGAGAACGAGATGCTGGCGCTCGGCAGCGCCCTTATCGCGCCGGAGATATCCTACGGCTTTCAGTTCCGCATCGCCGCCAAAGCCTGCACCGAGCAGATCGGTTATGACGCGTTCGAGCTTATGCCGCTCAGGGACGCCACGAAAATACGGAGGGCCGCCAGGTCTTTTTTGCTCGCTGTCGAGTAAAGCTGGGCGACGGCGGCAAGTGGCTCAGGACGCAGTGCATGATCATGTCGCAGACGAACTGCACGCCCGTCCCGTACTGGCTGTCGCTGCCGCTGCCGCAGCTCGGCGCGTGGATCGGCGACAGCAACGGCATACAGAAAGGCATCAGGCAGCAGATTGAGCAGGGCAGGCAGGACGCAAAGCGCAGAAGACGTTAGGGCTGAGCGCTTGGCAGATAATTGGAAACCCGGTATCTGTCAAGCCCTGAGTTTTAACCGCAGGATCGGGGTGTGATCATCAATGGCAAGGCAGGTGTACCAGGTCGAGTTTACGCTTGACGCGAAAGAGAGCGGCAGCTACGCGCCCGCGTTTTCAAAAGCTCAGGCGCGTTTAAGGGATCTGCAGCAGGAGATAAACATCAGCTACAAGCTCCAGAAGGACATATCCGCATATGAGAAGCAGAACGAGGCTATCGGGCACACCGCAAATGCCATCAAGCTGCTTCAGGCGGAGCACGACAACCTTCAGAAAGAGCTCGACGAGACGGAGAAGTTCTCGGCGTCCCTGTCCAACGCCAAGCTCAGGGTGTCCGACCGGATCGAGAAAACAACGCTGTCGATGGAGAGGCAGGACCAGAAGCTGAAAAGCATGGAAGCTGCCCTTAGAGAAGCGGGGATTGAAACCAAGGAGCTTGCCGACGCGAAAGAAAACCTTAGGAAGAACCTGGAAAGCACCAGGGCAGAGCAGGAAAAAACCATCAACTCAACGCGCGGGTTCACCGAGGCTGCGCTGGGGATGCAGGACGTGCTTGTCGCATTAGGCGCGTTCAAGGGGCTGCAGGCCGTCGGCAGGTTCTTCGCCGGCAACGTCCGGGAAGCTGCGGAGTATGAGGCTGCGCTGACGGGCGTCGCCAAGACAACCGACCTGACCGCAGGCGAGCTAGCCGCCATATCGCGCGAGATCAAGGACCTGTCGGGCGAAATACCCGTCTCGGCGGTTGAAATCGCCAAGATTGCCGAAAACGCGGGGCAGCTGGGCATCTCGCAGGACTACATCATGGAGTTCACGCGCGTCATGGCCGACCTGGGCGTGGCGACGAACCTCACGGGGGACGAAGCCGCAATGACGTTCGCAAAGTTCGCGAACATAACGGGGATGGCGCAGAGCGATTTCGACAGCCTGGGCTCCACTGTCGTAATGCTCGGCAACAACCTGGCGACAACGGAGCGGGACATCGCGGACATGGCCACCAGGCTCGCGTCCGCCGGCAAGCAGGCGGGCATGTCCGAGGCCGACATACTGGGGCTTGCGGGGGCGCTGTCGTCCGTCGGGCTGGAGGCTCAGGCCGGCGGCACGGCTTTCAGCAAATCAATCAACAGGATAACCGTCGCGGTTGAGACCGGGAACGCCGACCTTGCCGAGTTCGCGCGCGTGGCGGGCATGTCCGCGCAGGAGTTCGCCGACGCATGGCGCGGCGACGCTGCGGGCGCGATGGTTTCGTTCACCGAGGGGCTTGCCGACGTTGAGCGCCACGGCCGCAGCACGGTGGTGCTCCTCGATGAGCTCGGGCTTACGGAAATCAGGCTGTCCGACGCCATGCGGCGTGCGGCGGGGTCCGGCGACCTGTTCAGAAACTCCATTGAGATGGGCAACCGCGCCTGGCGCGAGAACATCGCCCTTACGGAGGAGGCAGGCCTGTTTTACGGCACGACGCAGAGCCAGCTAATTAAAATGCAGAATGAGTGCAACCGGCTTCAGGTTGCCATCGGCGATTCTTTAAAGCCTGCAATGGAGGGCCTTTACGTAGTCCTGGGCGACATTGTCGGCGGCATCGCAAGATGGGCGGAGGAGAACCCCGGGCTAGTAGGCGGCATCAGCGCCGTCGTGGGAAGCTTAGCCGCTGCGATACTTGTGTTAACAGGCTATACCGCTGTCGTAAAAAAGCTGACCGCGGCCAAAGCCGCGCTTGGCATCGCGAGCTGGGCGGCGCTGGGGCCGTTCGCTCTGGTCGCGGGGGCCGTGGCGGCGGTCGCGGGCGTCACGGTCGCGCTGGCCGCATCGCAGAGGGAGGCGCGCGATGAGATACGCGAGCTTTCGTCCGCATCGAGGGAGCAGTATTTCCAGCTGCGCGACCTGGAGCGTGAGTATGAGGCGGTGTCTTCCGCATTAGGCGGCACTTCCACCGAAGCACTGCTTCTGAGGCAGGAGATCGACGGTCTTACGGCGGCTTTCGAGGAGAACAGGATGACTTCCGAGGAAGTCGCGGCGGCCCACAGGCAGGCCATGGAAGCATACGAGGACATGAGGCTGCGCCAGGCCCGGTCCCGCAGCGACGCGGAAAACGAAGGCCAGGGCATAATGAGCCTGGTAGGCTCGCTGGAAGAGCTTATATCCGCCGAACAGAGAAGCCTTGCGGAAAAGCAGAAAATCCTAGGCATCGTAAACCTGCTCAACAAGGCGGTGCCCGAGCTCGGGCTTGCCTATGACGAGCTCGGTGACTCCCTCAACATGTCCCCGGAATCATACCGCGCGCTTGGCGAGGCGGAAGCCGCCCGGCGTAAAAAAGAGGCGTATTTCGAGGGCATGATAGAAAGCACGGAGCGGCAGCACGCTCTGGACATGGAAAGAGCCGCACTCGAAGAGCGCCTTTATTCCGCCGTTCGCTTATGGGATCAGGCAAGGGATGAAGTACGCGATTATGATAGGCAAAGCGGAGGATACCGCCACCGCAATTATATTCAAGACAGAGAGTTAGCAGCACTTAAAACTGCCAGAGACGCCGCAGCAGCGGAAGTTATGGAACTGAACGACATGTTAGCTGCTGCTGCTGAGGCTGCATGGGATAACAAGGCATGGGTCGACCATTACAGCGGGTGGCTGGCGGCATGGGGCGCCGAGGAAGCCGAAGCTGCCCGCACTCAGGAAGAGCACAACCGCATAATCCTAGAAACAGGCGCGGCCATAGAGGGCGTCACAGACCGCGCCGCCGCGCTTGCAGAGGCTTACACGGCGGTATACAACGCCGCGCTGTCGGGCGTGCAGGGGCAGCATAGCCTCTGGGACAAGGTGGACGAAGCATCCGCCAAAAGCGCGGAGGACATGAATGCCGCCATCGAGAGCCAGATTGTATACATGGAGGCGTATAACGCAAACATTGAAGGGCTTATAGAGAAATCAAGCGAAATCGAGGGCCTGAGCGACATGCTGTCCAGCTTCGCTGACGGAAGCCAGAACAGTGTTAACGCAATTGCAGGGATGGCAGGTGCCAGCGATGAAGAACTCAGGCAGTTGGTGGATAACTGGCAGCATTTGCAAAAAATGCAAGAACTGGTTGCAGCTAGCCTAGCGGAGCTTGCAACTGATTTTACTAACGCTATACAGGAAATGCATGACGAACTGAATGATGCGGTGCTTGCTATGGACCTAAGCGACGAAGCGATGACCGCCGGGCGTGACACCATACTCGGGTTCATAGAGGGCGCCGAGGGGATGCTGCCGGACGTTGTGCTTGCCTACCAGCGCATAGCGAGCGCCGGGTTTAACGGCCTTATGGGCGTGAGGGCCAGGCCTGACGCATATGCCGCCCAGCCTGACCCATGGCGTCCGCGCGTCGACGGCTCACACTCAGCCGGGCTGCCGTACGTGCCGTTTGACGGGTATGTCGCGGAGCTCCATAAGGGAGAGCAGGTGCTTACCGCCGAGGAAGCGCAGTCATACTCGATACACCCTAAGCTTGCATCCGCGCTCTCCGCAATGGCCGCAGGCCGCCCGGGCAATGCGCTAACGGCGCAGCCTGCCGGCAGCGGCGGGGTGACGATACAGATCACCCTCGCGCCTGAATACCACACCACAGGGGTTGAAGAGCCTTCAAGGCTTGAAAGCGTCTACGCGGCGAACAACGAAAACCTGCGGGAACTGGTGCGGGACGTGGTAGAGGAGCAGTGGATTGACGCCGCCAGGGGGATGTTCAACTAGGTTCGTAAAAAGCTGTTGACTTTGGGTAATACCTATGGTATTATGGTCAGGCGGAAAGAGGGGGTGCTGCCTGTGCCGGAAAGCGAAGCGAAAAAGAGGTGGGCAAAGGAAAACACGGTTGTCATTACAATAAAGCTCAACAGGAACACGGATGGCGATATAATCGGAAAACTGGAAAGCGAGCAGAACCGTCAAGGCTACCTGAAAGCGTTAATCCGCAGGGACATGCATGGTGATGAAAGCGGAGCCGTGAAAGAAAAGGCGGTGGCGGAATCATGGCATTAGCAGTAATAGGTTTTGCTATAGCCGTTATTTTAGCAGTCATTAAGGTTGTTAGAATGGGAATAGCGGACAGGAAAGCCGCGGAAAGAATCGATAAGCTTCTGGCGGGGTTTCGCGAGGATGATAGGTTGAGAATGATCCGTTTCCAGGAAATCCAGAAATCCAGCCCTGAAGGCGCGATGTACAGAGCAGACGGCTTCAATGAGTATCACTCAACCAGGGACTGCGAGGATGTCCGCCCAGAGGACGGCTGGAGCCCGGTTTCCGAATGGCAGGCTTTGCTCCACCGCAAAATACCATGCCATAAATGCGTCAGGCGGATTGTTTTCACGAAGCCGCGCTTAAGCATCGTTAACTTCTTCCACAACAGGAAGGATTGCGTCGACCTGGAATCTTGCGAGCACATCGAGGAAAAACCGATCGCCGAGGTATGCTCAAGCGGTTTTATGCAGTGCCCTGCATGCGCCCTGCCTAAGCCGCAGGACGGTCAGTATAAATAGCGGTTTTATTTATTTGCGAATACGCAGAAGGAGGGTCAGCGGCTGACTCTCCTTTTTGATTTGGCGGTGAGGGCTTATGCCGAAAGAGTACACAACCAAACAGGGCGACATGTGGGATTCCATAGCTTTCAGCCAGCTTGGCGACGTCGCCCATACCGATAAGATAATGAGCATGAACCGGCAGCACCATGAATACTATATTTTCCCTGCGGGGATAGGCATCAGGCTGCCCGAGATCGAGCCCGGAACAGCGGAGGGGATGCCGCCGTGGAAGCAGGTGACGGCATGAGCGACAGGGACGCGGCGCGGAGGGTTCATGCGGAAATCGCGTTTGCCGGGGCGGACATCACCGAATCGATACGCAAGCACCTGATTTCCGTCACGTACACGGATAACGAGGAAGACGGAACGGACGACCTGCAGATCAGGGTCGCGGACCGCGACGGCGTATGGGTGGCTGAATGGCTTGGCGACGCCATAAGCGCTGCGGCGTCGAACTCCGGCTTCTGCATCCAGGCGGCTTTCGTCCGCAAGAACTGGAATTCAGACGGCAAAGATTCGGTTCTGGACTGCGGCAGGTTCGGGCTTGACGCCGTGACAGCCGACGGCCCCCCGTCCGTCATCTCCGTAAAAGGGACCTCCATACCTTACGGAACAGGCATCCGTCAGGCCTTGAAGTGCAAAGCCTGGGAATCATGCAGCCTTTCCGGGATCGCGGCTCAGGTGGCAGCCGGGGGCGGCATGGCCTGCCTTTACGAATCCGGAAACGACCCGTACTACGAGAGGGTGGAGCAGGTCAGGGTCAGCGACATCGGGTTTCTTTCCAGGCTGTGCCATGACGCGGGGATTTCGCTAAAGGCGACTGACAACATCGTCGTGCTGTTCGACCAGGCCTCATACGAAGCGAAGCCGGCTGTGCTCGATATAAAGCGCGGGGGCAAAAGCTATGTCAAGTGGCGGCTGATGTCAGGAAGCGCAGGCACAAAGTATACGTCCTGCAGGGTAAGCTACACAGACCCCGGCACCGGCTCGGTCATAGAAGCCACCGCGTACGCAGGCGAAGGCGATACCGGGCATCCGCAGCAGCTTGAAGTCACGGCTAAGGCCGGCAGCATTGCCGAAGCGATGAGCCTGGCTGAAATGCACCTGCGCCTTCACAACAAGCACGGCCTGACCGCAAAGTTCACGATGCCCGGAAACCCCATGCTGCTTGCGGGCAATACGGTCACGCTGACAGGATGGGGGGCATGGAGCGGGAAGCACATCATAAGCCAGGCGCAGCACTCGCTTGGCGACAGCGGCTATACGACGCAGATAGCCCTGCGGAAGGCCTTGGAGGGGTGAGCGCGGGTATGAATGCAGTTTTCGAGAACATGGTCCGCATCGGCAGGGTAACCGCCGTTGACGCCCAAAGGCGGCGGGCGCGCGTTATGTACGAAAACCTCGGCATCCCCTCAGGGTGGCTTTACGTCCTGCAGCAGGGTTCGGCAAGCGTCAGCGTGCCCGGGGACGGGGGGCACTCGCATGTCCATACCGTATCCGTGGAGCCGGACCACGCGCACGACCTGGCCTTTGACACCGAGCCGGCGGGCAGGCACGCGCATGACGTCGGCGACGGGGAGCCTGACGGGAAGCACATCCATGAGTACCACGACGACCCGCCCGACGAGGACGAAGCGGACGGGGAGCATTATCACGACAGCAGCGTGTCCGAGGAGCCGGACCACGCGCACGGCGTGAAACAGAGGTCGGAACCGGCGGGCAGGCACAGCCATGAAGTCACAGACAGAGAGGTGCCGCACCACAGCCATCACGGCGCGCGCGTAACGCAGTGGATGCCGGCTTTAAACAGCAAGGTGCTCGTTTTGTACATTCCCGTGTTCAACGGCGACGGCTTTATTCTGGGGGGGTTGTAATGTCGCAGATCGGATGCCTAGGCGATATCGTTTTCCGCGTCAGCGCGGACGTCATCGAAACCGCGGACCGCGTGATATGGTCGGGCTCAGCCCGGTACGCGGAGCACAGGCGCCACCTTGGCAACGCCCTTACGGAGTTCACGGGCGTTGACGCCGATAAGTTCTCGTTTGAGATTACGCTTATGGACGAGCTTGGCGCCGACGTCATGGGGGAGCTCGTTAAAATCTGGGGGTATGAGCGGAAAGGGACTGCGCTCCCGCTTGTTTTAGGCACAAAATTCTACGGCAAGCACCGCTGGTCAATTATAAACCACAGAATCGCCATGAAGTATTTCGACCCGGAAGGCAACCTGACGGGGGCCGCCGTCTCAATCAGCCTGCTCGAATATGTAAACGTTTAGGAGGTGCGCCATGAGATACAGGGTATGCCCTGACGACATTAACCGCATAAGGCTCAACGAAACCGACCGCATAAGGTCGGTTTTGCAGAATATCGCTGTTTTGCTGACCACAAGGCGGCAGTCCGTCCCGCTGTACCGCCACTTCGGGCTCCCCATGCGTTTCCTCGATAAGCCGGTCAACGCGGCGGTGCCGATAATGGTGGCGGAAGTGACGGACGCGGTGAGGGAGTTTATCCCGGGCGTCGAGCTGATAGACATACAGGCTGCAGCCGACAAAAACACGCCGGGGAAGCTGATCCCGACAGTGGAGGTTGAGATTTATGAGGAACCCTGAATATAAGCTCATCGGCACGGACGTGTCGCCGCTGCTCTCATCCCTTATCTCCGCGTACGAGCATATAACTAAGAGCACCCTGGCCCCCGCAAGCCCCGACCGGCTTTTCGTCCATTGGGTGGCTGACGTGATTCTGCAGCTGCTGGTGAAAATGAACTGGGCGGCAAATCAGAACCTGCCCAGCCGCGCCGACGGCGGGAACCTCGACGAGCTGGGGCAGCTTTTTTACGGCATCGAGCGCCCCGGGTCGAAACATGCGGTCAGCACGCAGCGGTTCTCGATCGACGCGCCACAGAACACGTCGGTGCTGATACCTGGGAAAACACGGGTTTCCGATATCAACCGCTCGCTAATCTGGGAGACTGCCGGCGATGCGTACATCCCTATAGGGGAACTGCACGCCGACGTCGAAATCAGGTGCCAGGCCTGCGGCGTGGCCGGGAACGGGTACGCGCCCGGCCAGCTGAGCACGCTGATTGACGCGGGCATCAATGCGTTAATCATACATACGGAGAACATAACGCATAGCGACGGCGGCTCCGACGCGGCCACAGACGATGAGTATTACGCCCATATGAGGGAAAGGATGGATGCCGTGACCACAGCAGGCTCAAGAGGCTCTTACATCTTTCACGCCAAAAGCGTGTCCACCGAGATTGCCGACGCCGTGGCGAACGCGCCGGGCCCCGGGCGCGTCGATGTGTACGCGCTCATGAAAGACGGCACAGTTGCGGGCGAGGTAATAAAAGCGGCGATATACGATGCGTGCAGCCCCGAAACGGTCCGGCCGCTGACGGATCATGTCTCCATCGGGGACCCTGACATTGTGGAGTATTGCATTGACTTTACGTATTTCATCCCAAGCCGCTCACCGCTCAGTTCGGCGTCTGTTGAGGAAGCTGTGCTGGCCGCCGTCGGGGACTACATCCGGTGGCAGCATGGGGAGCTTGGCCGCGACATAAACCCGGACGAGCTGAGGCGGCGCGTCATGGCGGCGGGCGTAAAGCGCATAGAGCTTAACGAGCCTTCCTTTGCCGTGCTTAAAAACGGCAAAGGCCATTACCTTGACGACCCTGAAAACCTCATCCCACAGGTCGCCCGCGCCGCCGGGGTGGTTGTTATAAACGGGGGGTTTGAGGATGAATGATTCATATGGCCTGACGGCTGAAAATATCCTCAGGACGCTGCCTGAGGTGCTGAAAGCGGATGAATCCATGCTCGCCATCGGCACAGCCGTCGCTGACGCCCTGGCGTCGTTCCCCGGGGAAATAGACAGGCTCCGCATCTACCCGAGAGTTGCCGAGCTCGATGAAGGCCTGCTTGATATCCTGGCTTACGATTTCAAGGTTGACTGGTGGGACCCCGACTACACCTCTGAGCAGAAGCGGCAGACGTTAAAAGAAAGCTGGGCGGTGCGGCGCACGCTGGGCACCAAACATGCCGTCATATGGGCGATTTCCGCGATATACAGCGATACGCGGGTCGAGGAATGGTTTGAGTACGGCGCACCCCCGTATCACTGGAAGCT